CGGTTTCAAAGTTGATGATATGCGTTACGGTCGGATAATTTGATGAGCGGTTACCCCATAATCTGAAACCTGTACCGAAGCTGTTGAAAATGGTTGTAATGCCCACCGCATTTAACTGGTTGGTCTCTGATTGTTCATCATCAACACGTGCAGTCAGTGGGATTTCCATGCCAATCACCCCTTGTAATGGGCGGTTTGATGTTGAGAACCAGTACCCATTCTCGGTATCGGTTTTCATTCGCAAGCCAGCCGCATGCACCGCAAGGCTTTCCAACGTATTGCTTGAGCCGATAGCATAAGGGAAGAAGTGGCGTGTACGCTCTGTGCTTGCAGACGCGTTGATTGTTCCCAATGGGCCACGGCCTTTGATTGCATCGGAAAAACTTGTGCCTTTTGGTAATTGCACATAAGCCACCGCTTTCAACTGTTCTGCGAGCGTGGTTAAAGCCGCCGCACAGCTTGCCGTTTTATCAAACTCAGGACAGATCAAAATCTTCGCGTCAGCACCGTATAGGTTAAAGCCATCGCGCAACAACTCAAATCCTTTGCGTTTACCGGTTGCAGAATCAATGCCACCTTTGATGTCGTCTTCCGTTACTTTTGTTGGGTCGGCGTATTCATAGGTCGCTTTTAACGTTTCGTGTTTTGCTTTTAATGTAATTTCACCTGTTTGCAAATCTACCGCATAGTCTTGACCGAGTGTCAATGGGCGATCAGTGCTTAAGGTTAAATTTAAAAGGCCTGGGTGTGCTGTTTTAGCGCGCAAGGTGTTTGCATCTTGCGTTAATGCTTCATCGGTAACGCTTGTTTTGTGTTTTGCTGGGTCTAAAACATTGACCACATACACTTTACCCGCTGAATAGCGCGATAAAACATCAAACGCGTCAGGAAGCGTAAAGCCCTTGCCTAAGATTACGCCAAATTTTGAAAAATCTTTGGTCGTTTGACACACTGTCAATTCATTCACCGCGCCGATAGGTGCTGTACCAACGATACCAATAATTGCACCGTCGACAGTTTCCACCGCAACAGAACCACCTGCTACGCGAATTGTTTTCGTCCCGTGATGGAATGCCATAATTTTCTCCTATGGTTGTTTGGGATTATGTTTATCCGCACGGCGATAGCGTGCGGTGGTAAATTTAGGTAAATCGCTTGGTTCGCAAAGCTCCACTTGCCATGTTTCGGTCTGCACTAAAAGCTGATACTGCCAAAGACCGTCTGACTCGCCGCCAAACTCTTCACTCACTAAACTACACGCTGTGCAGTTAGTTGGTCTAAATCCAACTATTGCCAAGCGGAGCTGGTCTAACATTTCGATTGCCCCGTGGTCGTCATGCTGACTTCGAGCAATCACAGTAAGCGCAACCATAACCACTCGGCGTTGCTGGATGACATCCACACTGTCGATGCTTTCAAACTTCGACCCGGCGTATTGCACCAAAACAGCACCGAATTCGTCTGTGAGATTGTAGTGCTCCAAATCGTCAGGAAATAACTCAATGCTGAACTTGTCCGTTTTATCGGCTATCCGTTGCTGTATGCTTTCTAAAATCGGCAGCGTTGCACTCATATTAATATCCTGTTAAATCGAGCTTCTGTGGCGCGCGAGTGTTGAATTTCAGCGCGGTTGGGTAGTTGTCATCGGCCGCACTCCCGATTTCCGTTAGTCCGAGATGCAGTTTGCCGTTTTGAATCCGTTCCAGGTCTTTCAAGGCTTGTGCGTGGGTTTCGCGAACATTGTCCGGAAATCCTTTACCGTCAGGGCGTCGGGAATACAACCAATGACGTGCGATTTGTAAACAAATATTGCGCACCAAGGTCGGCACTTGATTTAATGGCAAGACGTAACGCGAGCGCAAATAGCCGTCCACGGTTTCCGTGGCGTATTCGCAAGCCTTATCCAATGTCATCTGATTTGCGGTAGTTGCGCGTGATGTATCATTTGATAGGGCGATTAGCGTACTTTCGCTCATTACATCTTCTAAATCTTGTGCCGTGATATACATTACTTGTTTTTACCTTTGCTTGATTTTGTGGTTTCGCCCGCTTCTTCGCCTGACTCTTCCGCTGCAGTTTCAGCGGCCGCTTCTTCTGCATCGCTTTCAACCTGTTCAGCTGCGGTTAATTCATCGCTAGCTGTTTGTTCAGCTTGTGCGCGTTGCTCGCCGTTAGTTTCAGCCGGCGTAATGTAAATCGCGAGCTTGTCGGCTTCTTCTTCGGTAAGCTCAATGACATCGTTTTGCTCATATCGCTTGCCGTTGTGTAAAATTGCCATCGCTGCTGCGACCAAAAATGCTGTTTTTTGTTTATCTGACATAATTCACCCTTAAAATAAGTTGAAATTAAACCGCACTTAAATCGCGTTTAAATGCGGTTCAAATTGGGGTTAAATACAACCTTTGATTAAGTAACCAGCAGATTTACCTACGATGTATGGTTTATTGATATCGGTCGTGCGAACGATTTCAACTTTGCCACCCACTTCGGTGTAAGTATCTACATATAAGCCGTTTTTGCGGCGCACGGTATAACCAAATGATGGTTCGTAGATATTTTGTTTTTGCTCTTTTGATGCCGGCGCAACATAAGCCAACACAATCGCTTTCGACCAAATATCTTTTAATTCGCCAGCTTGTTCATGCACCGCTTCACCCACAACAACGCGATCTACTTTGATTAATTTTGCAAAGTCTTCCGGTGTTAATACGGCAGTCGCCACGTATTTGATTTTTTCTAATACTTTCGGGTGTTCGCTTAACACTTCCCACACGTCACCGGAAATTGCACAAACGTTTGGTTTACGGCCAGTGGTGCGTTTAATTGCACGAATACCGGTTTTAATCACACCAATAGGGTCTGAATTAGGGTCGGTAAATTGAGACGTGCCGCTTAAGGTCACTTTGTTTGTGGTTTCGTAATTTGCTTCGTTTAAAGCTAAGTCCGCACAAGCTTTTTCACGACCGAGTGCGATGACATCTTGTGTCACACCGGTTGCATATTGGCGTAATGGATAAACACCTTCGGTTTCATTCACTTCGCGGATGTCGATTGGATATTCGATGTCGTTTTCTTCTAAAACAACAGTCAATGAACCAATATCTTCCGGCGTTAAACGATTTGATGCCGCACGAAGCTCGCGTTTGGTGGTTTGTAAACGGAACGCTAAGCGACCGAATGTAGGGATTTTGCCACCTTCTTTTTGCGTTTCAGCGATAGGGAACAACACTTCAGAAATCATGTTGCCGTTGTAATAACCTTGTGCGAGCGCCGTTAATACCGGGTCAACTACGCGTTGTTTTGATAAATCAGTCATGCATTTGCTCCTTATTGAGTGATTGCGTTAAATGCGGTTGTGTAGCCCACATTGTGTTCTTTCATATAAGCGCGGACTTTCTTGTCCATATCAATGGACTCAGCGCTTGTGCCTTCGGCGTATTCCACCGTGCCGTCTTCTGCGGTTGTGGCATTTTCTTTGGTAGCCACTTCGTTAAATTCAACGATAGCGGGCTGCGCTTCTAAAAACGCCTTGATTTTTCCGTGTAGGCTTTCACCCTCACCGAATTCAACCACACCGCCAGCTGCAGTTGTTGAACCGAGATTTAATAAATCAATGGCCTGTTGTTTTGCCACCGGGGCTAATTTGCCCGCTTTTACTAAACCCTCGGCAAAGTCGGCATTGTCGGCTTTGGCTTGGTTAAGTGCTGCTTCAGCTTTTTCGGCTTTCAACTGTTGGTTTTCTGCCTTGAGCTGTTCAATTTCTTCAGGGGTCATTTCAGGTTCTCCTTGTGGTTCTGAAGGTTGTTCTAAAGTGGGTTCGTTAAAACTAGGAATAGGCGAGCCGACTTCCGCTTGGTTGATACGTCTATATTCGTTTCGGATGGACTCTTCTTGCACGCTTAATACGAGATAGTCCGGGATGGCTTTATCGGCCTCTTCCTGGCCGTGCGCGCCAATAAACCAATCACGCAAGCGACGCCAAAGGCTGGCTTCTGCCCAATCAGAAAAATCAACCACGCCTTGCTCGTCTTCAGCAAATTCCGGGTTGCGCAGTCCTTTTACCGCTGGCGGCATCGCACCTAAAAATCCAACATGGCGCAAATACAAATTGCCAGGGCAAGGGTTGTTTGGACTGTCCGCTAAATAAAATGATGATGAGACTTTTTTAAATCGCCCTTTATCTACCATTTCGGCAAACTCAGGGTCTACCTGGTCGAATTCGGCTTTTAATACATCGCCGTCTAATTCAAGGCGCTTTACCCAACCATACGCTGGGGCGTTGTGTTTAGGATGGCCAATTACAGCCGGGGACTCATGAAAGTTTACGTTGTAGGCATTGACCGCTTGTTGCAAATCTTCTGTGGTAATTTCCACTTCTAAGCCATTTGCATCAGTGCGTTTGCCCGCTTTGAAAATCTCAATTAATTGCATAAGGTATCCTCGTTTGAATACCGCTAGCATAGAGAAAAAATGCGGACTTAAATTTTAAAGTGGTTGAAAGAATAAAAGAGGGATTTTTGATGCGGGATTAAAATGCACTTTATCTTTAAATTTAAAACGCTTTAAATGGCGTTCAAATCGCTTCAAATCGATTTAAATTTTTTCTGTCGATAAATTGCATTAATTTTAAATAAAAGCTCTGTGGCGCGAATTTGTGGCGTTATTTTGATTTTTTGCTTTTACTTTAAATTTTTGTCAATTTGTCGTTGTAAAAGTGCGGTGGATTTTTTCAGAAGTTTTTGACCGTCACTTTCGTTGATACCCAACCATGGGCGCGCTGGAATTTTTACTTTACGACCACGTCCGGCGTTTCCACCGAATTGATGTAGGCGCGCATATTTCGCGTCACTACCAAACTCAACATGGTCATTATCGTAATTATACGCGGTTCTGTCTGATAGGTAACCATCTTGGCGTAAAATCTTTGTGCTTTTACCGCGTTTCATTTTTAACGCTTTCGTGCGGGGCGATAACGCTTGCCAGCGATTACCTTTTGGATCAATCTCTGCTTTAAAGCGGGCATCATGAATTTTTTTCAATGTTTCGCCCAGCAAACCATACAACTGACGTGGCTTTTCTAATTGATTTGCAATGCTTGTCAATTTCTGAATGGCTTGATTATCGTTAATGGTAATCTTTAACATAATTTTCTCTTGATAAAAATAATGCCTGGGCGTATAGTGAAATTGCG